CTTTAGCCGCTTCATAGACTTCTTTTGTACAATCTTGATATGGTGCTTGTTGATATGAGTGATCATTGAAGGGTAGGAAACTGACCCCCCCTACATCATCAAAGTTCTTGTAAACCCAGGCACCTACTTCCATCCACTCCTCTTCACGCACATATACTGTAATAGAGGGATTGTGTTCACACCAGTATTGTTTGAACTTAAGGTAATGTTCAAGCTGTTCTACAGCTGACCATTGCTTACGTAAGACTGATCCTTCAGGAGCTTTTTGTGGGAATGAGAAGACAAGGTTACTCTCATTCATTACATCAACTTCTACTGGTACACCTTTTTCTTTAAGGAAGATAGCAAGTGGATCTTTTATATCTGCACGTACAGTGCGAATGTAATAATCACTATGTCTAGGATGAATACCACTAGCCGAGTCAACCAACTGACTAACTGTACCGCTAGGCTTAACAGTAGTAATAGCAGCAGACTGTGGAATGCCAAGTTTAGTGGACCACTCTTTGTTAGTTTCAACACAAACATCTTTAAGGTGTTTGAGAGCTGTTTCACTTACTTGCTGCCCAAACAAGACATTGTCGAGGATTCCTGTGAGGCTAACCCCAAGGAGCCGTTCTTCTTCTGCGTTTCTTTGCCAGACTTTCCGAATGTACTTGAAATCGGTGAGAGTCGACTGAAAAGTCCCAAGGATTGTAGCAATGCGAACCTTTCTAGATACGTCTTCGATAGTGTCGCTTGCTCGTATAACAGCCTCAGTAAGGTTGCAGAATCCGCATGGTCTGAGAATGATTTCACCGCAAGGGTTTGTTCCAAATTCGTAATCAGCTTCTCTGCGTCCTGTAGCTGCAGCTTGCAATTGTGCAGATACTCGGTTAAAGATGCCACGTTCTCCAGATTTTGATTCATATAGTGATTGCCACTCTTTCATAAAGATGCCGATGTCCGGCTTTTCAGTGTAAGCTACTGAGTTGTTAGCTAATGCTCGTTGTTTTTCATCTTCCCACCAAGCGCCATTCTTGGCGTTACGCATACGCTCATCCGTCAGATTCGACAAGGAGATCAGAGCACTGCGTCGTACACCCCCCACTACTACAATCTGAGCAATCTTGCATACTAAGTCATGGCATTCTACGGAGTTTAATCTACGTCCAGCTGCTTTCTGAAATAGCTCGATCGCAAACTGGAATAAGTCCATGAGTGGTTTTGGTCCACTGGCACGTCCTCCGAAGGTCTTAAGTCTAGCTCCAGCTGGTCTGACTTTGGAGTAGTCAATCGCAGGTACCAAACCAGTATAGAGTAACCCAAGTAGCTCACGAAGAGCCGTGGCCCATCCTTGCTTCGAATCAGCAACCACAATAGTTGTATCAGTGAGTGTAAACTCTGAAGCGATTTGCGGAAGCTTTTGGACATATTGTCTTTCTACAGAGAAACCTAAGCCTGTACCATTCATGAGAATGAACATAGCTTCGTCAAAGGTACGAACATCATCAATAGGTAAGTAAGAGCAGTTATAACCTGCAATGTTATCACGTTCTAGAGCCGGTCCTGCTGTCATAAGGGCACGCATGGATGGCATTAGATCTAGATTATAGATTGCATCGTATACTTCTTTGTATGGGAATGTCTCAGGGAAGCGTTTAGCCCAGAAATCACAGTAACGTGTAACTGTTTCCCCCCAATTCTCACGTCTACCTTGATCAGGGATCCAACGAGCGTAGCGTGATTTGTGAATGTATTGCTGATAGTCGGTTAAGTTGTTACTCATCAAATGGTTCTTCGTCCAGTTCTTTTTCTAATTCATCAGCGAGTTCTTCGATTAGATCTTGGAATCGCTCTACAATATCCTCACTAGTGATTTTAAGGATCTCTAGTAAGGATACTTCATCTATACGACGTAAACGGTCGAATATATCTACTAAGGTTAGCATTTATACCGATCATCTAGGTCTGGTCGTGTCTTGGTCATGTTAGATAAAAACATCCAGCAACAGCCAAGATGATCAATATGTGGAAGGCCACTTTCTGCGTCAATGTCTTCGCCTCTTTGTAAAGCAGCGAGGTGGCGGAGCATAGCAGCAGTGAGACGACTATAACTAATACCATTTCTCCAATTATGCTCGTCATACTTCTTAGCTCCAAAAGTTAATACCTTGGCAAGACCCTCTAGAGCATCGAAGTCTAGGAGATCCATTCGAGGTTTGTCGTTATCATACTTGAGCCCCCCTTCAGGGGTTAAGTCTTTAATGTCTTTTTCGTTAATCATTTGTGTTGGTAATATGCCACTCCTAGCAGCATTAACCCTACTATTAGTAGCATACATTTCCTCAATTTGCTTGTCTAATCGTGGCATTAGCCACGTCTGTTTTAGTTGATCTGCTCCAAGTACCGCAGTTAGTGCACTGATATCTCTGATAAGACCCGCTGATTGTTCTTGCGGTGCCTCGTCGTTGAATAGCTTTTGATCCACAGTTTGGGCATACATGTTCATCTTGTCCATCGTATACATTCCTATTAGGATGTGATTTAATCCAAGGAAGCACTTTGTGATATACCTTTTCAAGTAACACAACGTCTTGCTTGTTATACTTTTCCATGATCTTCCATGCATTGGGATCGCCATTCATACAGCGTACCCACAATCCATGACCTTCATGTCCTGTTTTAGAGCCAAGGCCTAGGCGTTGCGCTACATAATCAAGTTTGTTAGAAGGGAAGCGGAAGTTGCTACGCATTGTCCGTAATAGGTCAATCTGCTTATATGGAGCTGGAGGAGACATATCATTTAACAAGAACTCCTTGTTTAGTGTTGGCATGTCGAACTTAGTGCCGTTGTAGTGAACAACAGCATCTGCTTCGTTAATCATTGTGTAAATCCGCTTAAGCATTTTCTTATCGCTGGATTGATGCACTGAATCGAAGAAGATTTCTTTTTCACCTAACCATTTAGCAGCCCAGCACATTACGTACGAAGACTCCTGCAGTTGGTTAATAGAGACGTTCTGTTGCCACAGCCCCCATACGTGAGCCGTATTGGGACTTGTTTCAATATCTAGTAATAATATCTTCACGGTTAGAACTCCATAGTCTTGTGAGCTTGCCACAATAGATTACCAATGGAGTCAACAAGACCTTCATTATCTCTCATAGCGTCTTGACCTAATGTATTTAACAACATATGCATTAGTTCATGATAGAATGTAATACCTTTGAGATCATCAGGCTTGATGTTGCTATCAAACCAGATCTCTCCAGCATCATATCTACACAACCCATGAGCATCAGTGGTGGACATACCATCCTTTAATAGGATGTTAATTGTTTGCCCACCTAATTGAAACTTACTGGGTAGTTTGAATTTGCTCATTTGTTTCTTTTTTAGGACGACCAAGCATTAAGAATTGATCAGCATTGTACCAACAAGCACGTAGTTCACTTTCTTCTGGATTTGGTGTTTTTGCCAACAAGGCATCAAGGAATGTATTAGCAAATAAGCTACGCTGACTTATTGATACACCCTCTTTAAAGCCTTCTAAGAAAGCACCCCGCAAGGCATTGTTCATGTCTTGTTCTGTTACACGTTGTTCGTGTAGTGTGGCAATTGCCATATTATTGCATCCCTTCTGGTCCTTCGACTACAACAACGCTACGTGTGTCAACGAGTTGTACTCCGTTATTAATTAAGATATCCATAGCCATTTCAAGTAACAGATGTACTTGATTTGTGCTAAGGTTGGCATGGAAGTCTACGCTCCCATCCGCCATTTCGATTATCTGATGTATTTTCATGTGAGCCATTCTGGCGGCAGACCATCACGCAAATCCGACCACATAAAGCCAGCCTTAGTTGCCCAGTCTCCGTAAGAAGTTTTAGATCCTTTTCTTAATTTAACTCGTGCATTTTGGAAGAAGATATAGAAGGTATGGTCAGGATATTGTTCTTTGACCCATATCATCTTTTTTCTATCTTCAACAGTTAGTTTGCCTTTAGTTTCAATGTAAATTTTATCTTTTACTTTCCAGTCAGGAATGTAAGTTCTTATGGCTTCAGGTTGCTTGAACTTCAGGCGGTCCGGTTCGTATGTCACTGACTCCGGAATCAGAGTCCTGAACTTCGCTTCGAACTTCGATTTGTAAGTTTGGAGGAACCCACTGTTCTCCTTGATTTCTTTGGATGTATAGGAGCCTGCCATTTAGGATGATGTTATGTGCTTCATTTGTGTAAATTTCCCTTACATACGTGTACATGTCAACAGCATTAGTGCAATAATCAATTGCATCATGGTGGTGTTGCATAAACTTAGGCCATTTCTGTCTTGCTTTGCCGTCATAACCTGGTATATTGTCTGATACGTCTCCTAAGATTAATTGCTTGTAAAAGCTTTTTAATCCTTCAATGGGAGTTACGAACGATCGTTCTTTGGTTACAAAGTTAAAATGATGACCAGAGATCATTTTTAAGTCTTTGTCAATAGAACAGACAACAAAGGACATTTGGTCCTCACAGTCTGTGGCAGCGATACCGATAAGATCGTCTGCTTCACAGCCTTCTGAGATAACCGCATTCCATGTTTCGACAAGGTAGTCCCTACACGCCTGTAGATGTACAGGCTTGGGCTTGTCTTTACGATTGGCTTTGTACTCTGGATATATGTCATAACGGTAGTTACCTTTGCCAGTCAAAAAGCAACGGTATTCGTCACTTTCTGACTCACGCAGGATATCACGCATCATGTTTTCTATCCGAAGTACAGCAATCTCTTCAGGTTCATGTTCGGCACTAGCAGAACAGCGATATGCAACGATATCACCGTCTATTAGTGCTTGCATCACTCTACAGTAGGCATATCAAACTCTACCATTTCGCTTTCTATTTCTTCGATTGTTGTTTTCTTTTTACCGAAGACGAAGTCCTCAAGTTCTTTTGCGGTGGCAATGACGTCGGATACTTTGAGCGACTTAGCACCCACAGAAAGAATTGCTGTAGCGTTGCTAAGAGACGACTGACGAATGATGTAGACTTGACGTGCTGCACGTTCTTCTGGGGTCTCGTACGTACTACGTGGGGTTGGGCTTGCTGCCTTGCTTCCAG